CAATGGGTGGTACACATTACATGCTCCTTCCCAAGGCTCACTTCTGTCTTCTAGTTTAAGACCTAAAAGGTCTAATCCTTCAACGTAAGTGTCTAACCAATCTTTTCTTGAGTTTACGTCACCTTCAAAATCATCTATTAAGTCACCTGCTAATTCTTCAAGCAAGTTATCTTCCATTTCTTCCACAAGATTAAGACCAAATTCATCGTCATCCATACGGTTAGGGTCAATATTAATTTCCATTCCGCCAACACTAATGTTAACTTCATCAGGGTCTACAATTTCAATTTCTATCTCAGATTCGTTTTGAGAAAGTTCTTCCATACTTTGAGGAGCTTGATATAAACTCTTGTCAACATTATTATCTTGTGCCATAATTTTTTCCTATAAAATACAGATTAGTAATAGTACTACTAATATAACATTAATAATACGACAATATTTATTGTGCTCTTTTACTACCCATTTTGCTTTATCTCTAATTAATTGATATAACATAATAAACTCCTATTTTATATAGTGTAAAGACGTTTTTGACCAGGTCTTCTAAAACTTGGTATATCATCTTCTTCGTCACTTGGCAACCTAATAAATCCACCTTGTCTGAACCGCATTAGTGCAAGGGTTGTCGCATCCACTAAGTCGTCATTTGCACCTGAAGGAAAGTCATTACACTCTTCAATTACCTCATGTGCCCATCTTCTATCTGGTGCCCACACAATACCTGAGTTAAACAAATCAGATACTGCATTTACTCTACTTATCTTATCTTGTCCTTTACCAGGAGTAAACTCTCCTACAGGAATACCCATTCTTCTAAACTCTTGGTAAAGAGCTGCTCCATTAGACTTTTTCTCTACAACAAAAGAGTCAGGCTCCCATGATTTGTATTCTTCAATGCATAATTCTTTTAATTCTGGAAATTCAAGTCGTCTTTTAATGGCATCTAGTAATATTATGTTATAATTGTTTGTTTCTTCATTCATAAACACACCCCATGTAGTCAGGGCGTTGTAATCAGCACGGTTATGAGATTCTTGAGCCGCATCGAGTGTCATTATAATAAATTCACACTCAGGTGGGTCTTCTTTTTCCCACATATTCCACCATTCTCTCTTGATAAGTGCTCCTTCTTCTGATACTGGGTTCTGCATGTACTGAGCGTTCCAATATCTTATGTCTAAAGCTGCACGTCTTGACTGTAATTCTTTTATAGGCCAGAACTCAGGCCATAATGGTACTTCTTCTCCATCTTTTTCTAGTATTGCTGGAAACTCTACCACTTCCCAGTCATCTACTTCATCATTCTTAATCATTTGGTTAACAATTTGACCCGTTAAGTCTAATTTAGACCATCGAGTCATCACTACAATGATAGCACCACCTGGCATTAAACGTTGTAGTGGTCCTGATTGAAACCATTCCCATGCTGGTAGAAAAACATCAGCTTTTCCTAGCTTTGCATCTTGCTCAGAATGTGGGTCATCAATGATAAATAGATCAGCCCCACGGCCAGCAAGAGCACCACCCACACCAATAGCGAAATACTCCCCATTAAAGTTGGTTCCCCAACGTGATGCGGATTTGCTATCAGCCTGCAACGATACATCAGGAAATACATCCTTGTACGGATCAGAACCCACCAGATTTCTAACCCTACGGCCGAAGTTAACAGCCAAATCCGCAGTGTGAGAAGCCATGATAACTTTCTTCGCAGGATGCTTGCCCAAAAACCACGCTGGGGCAAGGTATGAGATAAGTTCACTCTTTCCATGTCTGGGTGCAATATTAACAATGACTCTTTTTCTTTTCCCTTCAGCAATCTCTTCAAATAACTTAGCCAGTCTCGCATGATGTGCTCCTACTTTATAGTCTGGGTAGACGTGTTTAATAAAATCTAAAAAATTTGCCTTGCCTTGAGTCTTAGTTAAGTCCTTTTTGTAGTCTTTTAATAGTCTTAAACTACGTTGCCTTTCTGACTCAGACATATTGGGTAAATTTTGTTGTAATAAGTCTAGGTCTTCAGCACTAATCATCGTCAACCTCTACATCTTCGATGTCTATTATTTCAGTTGTACGTACAACTTTGCCTCTAAGCTCATTAATTGTTTTCATAAGCTCTTTTTCTAGTTCATCACCAGACTTATTAATATGAGTAATCTCTGTTTTCTTCTTAAATGCATCAACTCCATCAATTTCACCAACAGCTTTTAATGCAGCAATACGTTCACGTGAGCTTTTTGCCATAGTTGCTTCTTGTAGTAAGCCATTTAGAACTGTGAGTTTAATATCTGCTAAATCTTTAGCTACCATGTGACTTGTTTGAGCCACCATACCTGCGAGGTATGCTATGGTCTCATTTGGGTAATTACCAAAGTCAGGTTTAAGTTCAGGATTAGACATCATTTCTTCAGCAAGAATCTCAGCTTCTTCCATGTTTTCTTGTGAGGGCTCTATATTTTCATCTTGTATATCTGCAAGCATTTTTATAGTGTTAGTGCGAGCTTCAAGTTCTTTTTGTGGGGATAAGTTAGGTAATGCTTCACGAGCACTTTTAGGAATTGGGATATCGTCCTCAATATGAGGGACTACTACTGTTTGATTTTCCATGTGTCGCTGAATACACCTATTTTATTGATTTGCAGCTTACTTTACTTATTGATAGTATAATATATAATGTAAGTAATAACAATGAAATACTATGAGGATTCATTATGAGAATGGATATAACCAAAGAAGGAGTTCTACATATAGATTTATTTGATGTAGATACTCAGCAAGACCAAGACCAATTTATATACTACTACTTGGGTCTTTCTAGAGACGTTAAAAAGAAATTTGAAAACGCCTATTATCACGCTTACACAAAACAACTGTTAACTAAAACAGAAGCTGACATTATACACCATGATGAAAATGGGGTTACGCATATTGAAGTGCACCCAAAAGACATACTTGATAACTTAAATATAATTAAGCAAATACTGCTAGGTAACTTTGTGGTTGAAGATGAAAACGAATAGACCCCTATGTAAGGACTCCTAATATTATCCTCGATAATGTTCTTACATATCTTTCCCCCACGAAAATGCTGGGGGTTTTTTTGCCTACAATCTATGGGGCATTAGTCCACGATAGTATAGTCTTCTATACTGTCCTTTGATCCTACGGTTTGAATGTGCTGCCATTATCTTTGCGAGTAAATACATGTTGCCTCCTTTACGTTTAACTAAGGTAAGCTTTTTTCCCATGCTTTATGGCTATCCTAATGAAGGGTTGATTCTTCCTGCTGTTGTAGTAACTCTTCTAGAAGCTGACTTAGTATTAACCACTGCATCTCTGTTAGATGTATTAATTTTTTTGGTATTTTAAAGTCTTCCGTCCACAAATGCATCAAGGCCGCCTCTAATATTTCCTGATCCACTAATATTTCTTTCTCTAGTTTCTCATACATCATTTTGCACCTCCTGTGTTGGTATAGTGTACCGTGCTTTATGGCTATCTTTAAGAAGAAGCGGAGGTAGTTTCCATTCATCTAAATATTAAATGACTCCGCCTCTAGACTTAACTGTACCAAGGTTTTTCAGAATTTTCTAGAAAAATTTTTTTAATGTCCTATTTGTAAAGTTAGGGGGCGGCTTTTGAAAATTGTGTGATCATTTGTGCAGATTATTGTGTATATACGCAAGGGTGTCTATTGCTCTAGATTTGGTGCATAGGGGGTAGGTGGGTTCTAGTTATTAGACTTATTAGTAAAGCTTTGCTATACTTATTTCAATCTCAGAGCAATAATGCATACTGAGTATAATAAGAGAGGTAAATATTATGGGTAAATTATTTGTAAACCCATTAGCTTTCAGAGCATATAACTTGCTAAGAAAGTTCTTTGAAGATAACCCTGAGCAATTAAAAGAGGGAATGGAAGCTTGTAGAGATGCCATGATTATAGTTGGTAATATCTGTAATGATGATGATAAGCTTTTAGAGTTGATGGAAGTTATAGCTAATTTTAATAGCGAAGCCTTCGAGAGAGTGTAACTTAACATGGGGCAAGGATGCCCCAATTTACTGGAGAGAGATATGAGTAAAGATATAAAGTTCGAAACTCGTGACAGTGGTAAAGTTGTAATCGCTGAGTACAGAGGTATAACAGAAGGTGCTACATTATGTTGGTTTCCTGAAAATAACAGTCTAGTAGTTTGGAATATCCATAGATATGATGATTGGAAGTCTACATTAAATGGTGATTACTTTCCGCTAGACGGTACTCAAAATCTTGCTGAGATGTTAGACCATCCAACTAGACATAATGAGAAAGCATTGGTTGAAGCTAAACTCAGAGTAATAGATAGGATATATAAGCAAGAAGACTTAATGGATATATAGTAAGTAAACTAACCGCCCCCGAAAGGGGGCATTCGGAGAGAGATATGGATATAAGAGAAAAACTAAACCGTAGAGATGTCGAGTTAATGTGGACTATCCTTGGTTATAGGAAAGAAGGTAAACATGAAGAAGCAGATGTATTATATGCAGAGAGAGTAGGAGTGTGGGCAGCATTAGATAAGTTAAATAAAGGTTATGAGCCTTTGGATGATGAGGCTTTAGCAAAAGCTGAGGATTATAACTACTATGATTCTGTTGCTACAGAAAAACTTGAGGGCTGGGAAGAAGAGTAGTCTACGCTCGCAGGGTAACAATGGGGTTGCCCTGCTTCTATTAACTAACTTGGAGAATACTATGTATAAACCAAAAACTATACACTACCTATTTAGCTACGAGTATCTAGCAGATAGGTATATCGGTGAGAGACCGTACGGCATGTGTCCTGATGAGTGGGACATAAAGATACTCGAATGTTCACCAGCTAAATACTTTGAGGTCGTTGATACACAAGATAATAGCTATGCAGATTATGAGTATGGAAAACTTCTTGATTGGTATGGAGATAATATGCATAAAGCTGAGTACATAAATAGGAATTAGGACTGAACAAGGATGTTCACTTTGGCAGGGTCTAGAGAAATCTAGGCTCTGCTTTTTTTTGGCTTAAAGGAAATGATACCAGTTCTTACACCGACGACGACACGGATAGCGTTACATTTGTAACGGTCTATTATTAGACTATATCTTACATGATAGTATAATGATTACATCAGCTAGGGAATACAAGTAGCATATCGCAAAGCCTTATAGTTGGTATTTTATAGGAATCATTATTATGATTAAAATAAAAGATATATTAGACGGTGCTAAGCAGTTCGCTAGTGCTGGTCTAAGCTTGAAAGCAGGGGCTACACAAACGTTGTACGGGCTTGATTTAAGTCCTACAGCTAAGACTGTAGCAGAGGCTAGAAAACGTGTTACTACTGCCATGGATAAGGCAGAGGTAAAAACTAATATAGAGCAGGGTATATTTAGCTCTTATTCTGAAAAGAATAGCGATAAGGATTTGTCCTTAGCATTAGTTGGTAGTACGTTTGTGAGTACAGTAGGCAATGATAAGCTAAAACCTACTCTTGAGCTGTCTGTTAAGCAATGTTTAAACATGGTAAAAACTGTTTATTCGAACCTTGATAAGCCGAAAGCTCACGTTCACACTCACGGGAAAGCAGGTGAGAGTTTAAAGGCTTTCGTAAAGCCTATTAGAGATGCAGGGCTTGGCTTTAAACGTCAGACTGTATCTAGGTTATTGAGTGAAGTTACATCTCAGTATCTTAAAGCATGTGGCTTGAAAGTAGAGCCAGATACTTCTAACCCTGCGATTGTTAGGTCTATCAAGACTTCAGTTAAGACAATATCTACTAAGCTTGAGGCTTTAAAGGATATTGAAACTCTTAAAATAATCAACTCGATTCCGAGTAAGTACTTAAGCTAAGCAATTTAGCGACCATTAGAGAAACCCATTCAGATTAATTTCTGGGTGGGTTTTTTTTTGGCTTCAGATTATGAAACCAGTTATACGGCGACAACGACAACGAGAGCAATTTGTAGTTTGTGTGGGAAAATTATGTGGTATGGAATCGGAAACCAGTTGTACGGCGACAACGGCGTAATCAAAGCGTTACATTTGTAACGGTGCGTTTTGTTCCAAAAGGTCTACCCTAGTTGGAACATAATTTCGTTGTATCGCTAGGGTTGTGAGCCTTTGTTCCAATGTTCCAATGTTCCACAAGGGTATACGCTGGGAATTCACATTTCGAGAGTCAAGAGGACTGATTGTGCAATGTAATCAAAGAGCCTCAATACTACCGTTGTAAAAACGCTTGGAACATTGGAACAAACACACAAAACTATAATATAATATAATAATAACTTTAGTAATAACAACGGCTTACTATAGCCCACATCACGTTGTTCCGTTCTGTTTGTAAAGTTACAGACCCCTATCCATTGGAACACGAATGATATCAATAAGTTACACACAAAAACACTATCACCTAAGATATACATATGTAATACACCATAACACAGACCCAAACACACCAAAATTATGTTCTGTTCTATTAGTAAGCTTTCGTTGGAACAAACCTCCAGAGACAAAAGAGAGCGTGTGATTTACTGGTTTAGTGTTATACCTCGCCAAAAAGCATCACAAACTAAAAGCTTGGAACAGATTTGAAATGCTTGGAGATTAGTAAAGTTATGCTATAATGGTTGTAAGTGAAGTAATAAACTATTAGATGATAGAGCATACTTCGCAAATACAACCGTTACAAATGTAACGCTAAAAAATAAATAACTATGGAGGTTATTATGAAATTAAGTAAAGAAGAGCAGTACAGAACGAAAGAACAGTTTGATGAGATAATAGATTCTTTGACAAACTCGGAACATTCAGGAACATGTGAGCTTATTATTGAATATAATTTTTATGCACATGACATCATGCGTTATATAGATGAGCAGTATTTCTTTGATGATGAATTTGCACTAACCAGACTTGAGTATCACGCATTACTTGAGGCAATAGAAGATGTAACAAGAGCGAGGTGTCCACAATGAGTAAACACAGACCAGAATGTGTGGAGTGTGGTGAGTCATTCCAGCAGGATAGAAAAGCTATTGGGTATGATACTTGTACCTCATGTGGCGAACAAGGTGCTGGATTGGTAAAGCATACAATCGTACCCATGCACAAATCAAACTACATACATATTAGCAATACCGAAATAGGTAGGCAATTACTAAAAGGTATCAACAGCAAAGGGGGGTTTTACAGATGAGTGATAAATATATATTAGTACACGACATTACATTTTATATGGCAGATGAAGACGGCAACGACAACGGTAAAACATATCGTTTAAAACCAGAAATTCGTTGTAAAGAATTAGAATATATAACAGAGGATTTTACAGAGGATATGCTAGAGGAGGTGAAAGATGATTAAATTAATAAAGAATTGGTGGTTGAATCGTAAGATAGAAAAAGAATGGGTTGAATGGAGGGAAAAGAATTCAGAATTAAATATTGCAGTACCAAGAGATTGGAATAAAAATCTACCAAAAATAAAATTATATGACCAATGGAGGAAGAATGATGAATGAATTTATATTGTATTGCAAACTGACTATTCTTGTACTCGTACCATTGTTAATCATGGTGAGTTGTGGACTAGCAGTTTATATGAATCAGTGAGGCTAATGGTCGCTAAACTGAGGACACCAAGGGAAACTTTGGTGTCTTTTATTTGTGTACTACGTGATAGAATCCCTTGTGGATTAGTAAACATGTGGTATACTAATGGTGTTAGTCAGGAATGTTCCTACTAACAGAACACAAACCAAAGCGTTACATATGTAACGGAGGAGATTTAAAATGAGTAAAATGACTCTAGTAGTAAAAGATGACGCCGTACTTGGATTTTTACATATATATCCAGACGGCAACATACACACAGAAGAGGACATAGAAAATATGTTTGAACAATTGATGAATATGACACCAGCATATATGGATAGAAAGCCTTGGGATAAACCAGAGTTAGTCGGTGCAGTCAAAGGACATGTTAGTTGGTATAAACCATGTGACAAAGTAGTACCACCTAAAACCTACAATGTATTTTCTAGAAAATCAGAGGGGCAAATATGAAACTAAACGAAGTATTTGAACTTGAAACACCAGAACATGTAGCCTCTCTCGCTACATCAGGTATGTTAGTCTCTACTGATGTAAACGTGTGGTCAGCTACTAAGCAAGACAGGTCAATATCAGATGGTGTTTGTAAGGATAAGAGGGCAAGTGATAAGGCAGGTAGGTTCGTAAAGAATTTACTTGTCAATTTTCCAGAGCATAAAGCGATTGGTACATACCGTTCTACAATTTACAATTGGCAAGTACGAAAAACTTTTCAATGGAGTAAAGGACAGAACTATATATTCGCTACAGACTTTGAAGAATATATGAACGAATGGAATCAACACAAGCGAGAGTTTAATCGACTGGTTGAACAGTTTTGTCAAAGGTATCCATCAAAAGTTATAGCGATGGAGAATGAAGAGTCAGGTCAGGGTGAGATGTTCAACGTCCACGACTATCCGAGTGTTGAAGAAGTTAGGGCTAGATTCAAGTGTGAGGTATACGTCAGTGAAGTACCAGAACTTGACCCAAGATGTCAAATATCGCATGACTTAGTGCATGACCTAAAAGATAACTTTGCCAGACAATGTAGTGACAGGATAGATTCAATGGTACAGCAACAGGTTGATATGTTGACTACTGTTATGAAAAGTCTATCTACTACATGTGGTGGTACGGAAGAATACAAGGTCAAAGGTATTACTAAAACTAGAAACAGTCCTATCAATAGCAACACACTTGAAAAAGCTAAAGACTATTGTAAGCGATTCAGAAAGTACACGTTGGTTGACAGTGAGGCGAACACCAAACTTCAATCAGCTATTAAACTCTTAGACGATACACTCAATGGTGTAGACATAAAAACTCTACGTGAGAGTGATGTTGTCCGAGATAACGTGAAGTCTAACATTGATGACATTATATCAAAGTTTGATTTCTAACTACCACCGTTACATTTGTAACGGTAACTATAACCGTTGGAGGTTTATATGTTAAATAATACAGTAACGATTGATGAGTTAAGGGTACTAATACCACTCATAAGTAAACAGGATAAGAACAATCCTAACAGAGATATCACAACTATCATTCAAAGTGAGGCAGGTTGTGGTAAGACAAGCATATTAAGTATGCTTAAGGAAGATTTGGGTGATGGGTATGATTACATCTATGTTGATTGTCCTGTTATGGATTACTCAGATGTTCAGATGACCATACCAGAGAAAGAAACAGGTCAGCTCAAACCCTACATTGGTAGCATGTGGAAGATGGACAGTCCTAAACCTAAAGTCATACTGCTAGATGAGTTTATGAAAGCTCCTAAGATGTTGCAGGTTATGTTTACTCGTCTAATGCTAGAAAGGACAATAGGTGATACACCACTACCAGATGGGAGTATTGTATTTGGTACATCTAATAACGAGAACGAGGGATTGGGTGATGGTATGTTACCTCATGCACGTAACAGATGTTGTGTATTACAGATGAAGAAACCAAGTGCCGAGGAATGGTTGAGTTGGGCAAACAATAACAACATCAATCCATACATCAAGGCGTTCGTGGATATGACACCTAAGTGTTTCGCTAGTTATAGAGACAATGGACAAGAGGATAATCCATACATCTTTAATCCTAAGAAAGCACAGTTAGCTTTCGCAAGTCCAAGGTCTATCGCTAAATTGTCAGTTATCATAGATAACAAAGATGTACTAGGTGTGAATGCAACAGTCAATGCAATGGTGGGTACGGTCGGTGCTAGTTTTGCAGGTGACTTTCAAGCTGTACTAGGACTAGAAAAAGATTTACCAAAGTTTGCAGACATACTAAAAAATCCAGAGCAGGCAGATTTACCAGATAACATTCAGGCTCAGATGATATTGATGTTCCAAGCTACAGATAAGATAAAGAATCAAGAAGATTGTTCTAACTTTATGAAGTATATAAAACGTATACCACACAACGAGGTACAAGCTATGTTCTTCAGTATGGTGCTGAAGAATAAAAATACAATCGGTATCGCTAGCAGGAACAAGGAGATTACACAATGGGCTACTGCTAACAGCTTTATATATAAGGAAGAATAACCGTTACATTTGTAACGATAACAATAGGAGTTAATGCTATGAAAATTACAGAAGAGATGAGGATACAAAGGTGTCATGTGAAGTTGATGAAACACCCAGAGACAGCATTGTATGCAGGTATCATTCTATGGGGTACGAGTACCATATGTGATACAACACCAACAGCATACACAGATGGGTGCAATAAAGTTTACGGTCGTGAGTTTGTTAAGAAGTTGAATGATAGAGAATTGCGAGGGTTGATAATGCACGAGAACTTACATGTTGCATTACAACATATCCCTAGATTCGAGGATAAGTTTAAGGAAAATGCACAGCTTGCCAATGCTACATGTGACTATGT